CCGAGGTAGCTTAAAACCTCCTCTAAAGTCGGCATACGTCCACCTCCTTACATATTCGCGAGAATAGTCTCAATCATTACCGCTTTGGTCTGATTAGTGCTTACGCCCTCGATCCCCAACTCGGAGGCGAGCGCCTCGAGTTCCGCCTTAGTCATTCCGTTAAGACTTTCCTCGGTATAGGTTACGCTCGCCTCTCTGTTGACACTATAAGAGACCGGGGAGTTTATTCCCCCACTACGGAGGTATCGATATAACCGTTAACGATAGAATCCGCGTCCTTTACGCGGTAATCGTCGCGAACGATCGCACGTAATACCGTCATATTCTGCGCGAACGCGTTAAATCCGCCGATAGTAGCAACGTCGGACGCCTTAATACTCATACGCTGACGATCGTACTTTCTCACGTAATCGAAAAGGTTACCTACGATAAACGGAACCTTAGTACCAACGGAAGCGAATACCTTATTCGGTAATACTTTAACCGGGAGTACGGTAGTACCGCAACGTAACTGTAAGGTAGCCGGAGCGGTCGGATCCGGATTAAGAAGCGGTCTGCCGTTCTGATCCTTAAGAGTATCGAGGTAATTAAGGCCGTCGTCGTTGGTGTAAATCTTCGCGCCGTTCTTGTAAGCCTGGCCGAGAGTAATATTAAGCGCGGTCTTGATACCGTCGAGGTTCTTAAGGTCGATCTGTGCCTTTTCTGCAACCTTTGCAAGTACCTTTGCGTTGGTGGTCGCTACCTGGGCCTTACCTAACCACTCCGCTACAATATTCATAATATTAGCGTCGGAGTCGTTAACGAGGTCGTTAGATACCGGCATAAAACCGGCGCGGTCCTGGATCGCGTACGGTAATCTCTCAAACTTCGGAGCCTCGATCTCGTTAGTGATCTCGCCGTTCTCGTCGATATCTACGAAAGTATCGACGGTTCCCTTCTTCTGATAAGTACGGGATCCCTTGTTAGTGGTTACCGGTACGACGTCGATATCCGCCTCGAGAGCGTAATCCACGTCCTTATAATGCTCTACGCGAGTAGATACGTCCTCCGGAACGGTGTAACCGCCGTCCTCGTCTACGCCCTCGACTAAGCCTTTCTTAATAAAGCCTCTTACCGCCTTAGCAAACTTAGCCACCTCGTCGAGCTTCTTTTCGGCCTTAGCCTTTTCCTCGATCTCCTTCTCGTCCGGAGTGTTAATCTCCTTCTCTGCCTCATAGAGACGCTTTTCGGTCTCATACTCCGCCTTTAACGCGTCTACCTGGTCCATTAACTCGTTAGCCTTGTTAACGTCCTTGTTCTCGCCGTCCATAAAGGACTTAGCCTCGGCGGTCTTAGCCTGGATCTGTGCCATAAGTTCTCTCATTTTCTTATTCATGTTTAAAATCCTCCTTGTTGGAAAAAATAAAGGACTCGGTCGCTTTAATCCGGAGATTAGCTTCCAAATCCTCGTTTTTAGTTTCTTTTACCGGATTCTCGACCGGCTTTTCCGACGGTAAACCGCCGTAATTCTTCGTCGTACCGGCTCTCGGTTGTGCCGGAACCGCTACAAACGACACCTCGTACGCCTCCTTTACGCCGTCTAACGTAAAGTAACAAGTCGCGGTCGTTCCGTCCGATTTCTCGTATTCCTTGCCCCAATAGTGCATACAATAATGTTTCATATTGTCTACTCCACAAATAGAGCAAACCGCCTTTTTCGGACGACATGAGGTAGAGACCTCTTTCTTAATCCCGGCCTTAATATCCGCGATAAGATCCGCGTTACTCGCCGTCTTAATCATGTAGCACTTAGCGACCAACCGCGCGAACGGTTCCCCGGCCTTAGTTAACTTACCCTCCTCGTAAACGAGGTCGGTATCGTATACCCTCGCGACCTGGTTATCTGCCCGGCGATAATGGTCTTTGATTACCGTCTTACCGACGTATAACTTTTTCATATCCTTAAGTGCGTTAAGATTGAACGGTTCGTAATTACGATCGTCGGTCTCATTGTCACACATAGACATTTTGAAAACGAAAACGTCCTCGGCCTTTAACGGTTCGAGCGTTAACTTATTGATCTTTCTAAGTTCCTCGTCGGTTACTTCCTGGATCGATACGTCCGCCGATTTAGTAACCAAACCCTCGCGCTCCGACTTGTCGTACTCGTCGAAATAATTAGGCATTGTTTACGCCCTCCTTTCCTCGTTTTTTATATTGAGATCCGTCGCCGGATTACTCACTATCTCCGGAGCCCTCGTCCTCCTCGGTGGTAGTTTCCTCCTCCGAGCTTTCGTCCGATTCCTCCCCCGACTCCTCGTCGGTATTTTCTTCCGGAGTTTCCTCCGGATCCTCGGTCGGTTCCTCCGGCGTCTCGTAATCTTCCGGATTACCTAACAACTCTCGAGCGGTCTCGTCGCTATAACCAATCGTTACGGTAATGAGCGCGATACCTTGCTCGTATGTGATCTTACCGGAGCGGATCGCCTCGATTATCGAAATAATCTCCGCCGGATCTGACTCGACGGCCGTCTCCTCCGGAGGATTATCCTCGCCGGCCTCGCCCTCTACGCCCTCGATATCGGTATATTGACACCCGGTATACTTAACCGGGATACTCGCTCCGTTACCGAGTAACTCGTCTCCGCCCTCTAAGGCCTCCTTATCTAACATTTCTCGAGCCTCGTTCGGAGTATAGAGGAAACTATTAACCGCCTTAGCCAAGCTCTCGATCTGCGTCTTAAGGTCCGCTCTAAGGATTACTGCTACGTTAAATTTAAAATGGAGACCGTTTTCGATCTCCTCCGTAGAAAGTAACTTATAGGTTAACTCCTCCTCGTATTGCTTTATGATGTAAAGCAACGTATCGACGTAGAAAGATAACTGTTGAGCCTCGGCGGACGCGTAACTCGATTTCGTGTAATCGCCGATTTGATACGGCTTAATACCAAACGCGCTCGCGATCTGTAACGCCGTGTACTGTTTGACCTCGATAAACTGATTATCGCCGAGTTTCACGTTAAGAGGCGTAAGATTGAACCCTAACGGGATCGGGATAACGTTCTCTACGCCCTTATCCTTAAGATCGCCCTTAGCGTACGACTCGACGTTTTTAACGAGAGTTTGTACGTTCGCGTCGCTTAAGGATCCGGTATAGTTTAATACCGCCTTAGCTGTAAAACCGGACTCGTACATCTTATTAACCATTTTTTGAGCCTTAAGGCTACCGCCGATCGTCATTTTTAATTGATCCTGGACGCTAATACCGGCGATACCGTCGAGCGTATTCGATCCCTTAAAATGCAAAATCTCCTCGGATCCAAACTTGTAACGTTTTCCACCCTTTGAATAGATATAATAAATATCCGGGACCTCGGATAAGATACACGCGTCGTCGTACCATATCTCGACCTCGTTACTCGGTAAAATCCATAATTGCGTTTTGTTTCCGGCTCCCTGGATCCACGCGTACGCGTTACCGTAGTGGTTACGATTGTATTCCATAGTGGACCAAAATACCGAGGCCGTCATATACGGATTAGGCCGGTCGTGTAAAACTTTGTATAACGGGTGTTTTCTCATGTTCGTAACGCCGTTTCGGTCGTTATGTTGTAAGAGCTTAAGAGGTAACTTACCGATCGACTCGCTAAGTACCTTTAAACACGAGAAATACGTCGCCTCCGAAAGATTGTCCTCTTTCGTATCGGATAACCTGAGAAAGTCAAGTAACTGATTCATTTCGAGAGTCGTCCGTCCGGACTTATTGAAAAGGATCCGAACCGCGCCTTTTACTCGTTGGGAAAATTTCGTTTTCACTGTTTCCCTCCTTTACTGTGATTCTTTCCAACCCATAGCCTCGAGATAACGATCGAGTTCGGATTGTACGTCTACCGGGTTCTCTTTCTTCGCTTTTAACATAGCGTGGTGAGCGTCGATACAAGCGTCCACCGGATCGATACGTTTAAAGCGTTGTCCCGGCTTTTTGTCTACCTTGATCTCGTCGAAAGAATTTCGAACGATCGAGGCGTTAACAAAACTCCACGTTAATAACTCATTCCTCCGGTTATACTCGAGCTTTTCCGATTTCGTGAGTAACTGGATATCTACCGTCGCGTCGTTAAGACTCTTACACGATTGAACGACGATAATAACCGGACACCCGAACGCCTCGAGATCGGCGAGTATACCGTCGGCGTTATGAGGATCGATTCCGATACCGTAAAACTCGAGATCGTACTCCTCTTTTAGCTCCTTTAAATGGGAGACTATGAATTTATAATCGTTTTTAAAGTCCCCGGAACCGCCGGTAACGGTAATTAGTTCCATAGCCTCCCACATATCATACGGCGCGAGATCTGTCTCGATATGCTCCTCGAGACGTCCGCGAGGCATGAACGAATGAGTATAAAAATAAAACTTCTCGTTTTCCTCCGGAAACTCGAGCGCGATCGTCGTCAAGTCTCCACCGGAGGAGAGGTCCAAACCTACCCAACACTTACGACCGGCGAAATCCGCGATAGTGCGATCGGATCCGCACTTTTTCCACTTCTCGGAGTTAATAAATTGGTCGTCCGTGTTTTCTACCCACATATTAAGCGACTTAGTAAGGAAATCTCGGAGATCCGATCCTCCCATATCTCGCGCCGTTTGTGCGTCGGCCTTAAGTACCTCGAATAACGCCTCGTTTCCTGGAGCGCATATAAACGGGTTCGCTTTGATCCAATTAGCCGGATCCCAAATATCGTCTCCCGGATCGAGGCAATAAATATCGACAAAAAAATCCTCGGCGGTAGACGTACCACGGAGGATATTTATACAATAGTCGTCCATTTCCTTACAAAACGAGTTGAGTTTATCACCTCGCGTCGTAATCATGGAGACCAAAGTCTCTAATAAAGCTCGAGTACCATTGTAAAGAGCCTTATAGATCTTATTGTCTTTATGTTGGTGTAGCTCGTCGATCGAGGAAAATATCGATCTAAAACCGTCGTCGAGACCGGCCTCTTTCGATAAAGCCTCGATAGTACAATACGTATCGAGCGCCTCGATAACCGACTTATAATCCTTAACGTCGAAAAACTCGCCGAGTTCGGGATCTATGGTAATGAATTTACTCATTTCTTCCCAGGCGAGGCGAGCTTGTCTCTTTTTCGTTGCTACCGTAAAGAGTTTACCGTAATTATAACCACCAAAACCGGCGATATAAGTACCCATAATACCATTCTCGAACGTTTTACCGTTCTGTCGAGCCATGCACTTATAACGACGACGGAACCGGCGTTTATTATTGGATACTTTGAACCAACCAAACGTACACCCGAGGTCGAACGCCTGGGCGTCGATCAA